GTACCTTCTGTATGATTTAGCCAACCTCTACAAGTGGCACTTCTTGTTCTTAATTCATCATTGGCAAATACAATATCACTTGTGTTTGTTTCTAATATTTGTATTGCATCATTTGTACTTTGTATCATCGTTTATCTTTCTCCTTTCAATTTGGTCGATTTTGACCTATTTAAAATAAAAGAGAATAGAACTATGCCTATTCTCTATGGTACCGACATTTGTGTCGGCACCCTTTAGCAAGTTCTCGTAATCGAGTTTGTAGTAATCTACTCTATGCTATTAAATAAATTGACTTGTTGTGTTGTATCCACACCCACAACCATTATTGTTGCAAGTGAAGATAGGTGTTCTTCCATATACTGGTGTGCTAGGTACAGGACAGTTAGCAAGTCTGTTGTATAATGCGTCTACTTCATTAGCAAATCCTTGTGAAATAAATGCGTTTTGAGCTGCTTGACTTGCTCTTAAATCAGCCATATCTAATTGTCTTTGAAGGTCAAGTATCTTTTCATTCTTAGCGTCTATCTTATCGTTGCATAATTGATCCAATATACGTTGAGTGTTTGCAGTTTGGTTGATTAATACATCTTTTAGTCCATCTGCTAATGCTGCTCTATCAGCACAATTTTCACTTAAAATAGTTGAGTTTAGATTTGCAGTTGCAAGTCTGTTATCGCAGCAGCATTGTGCTAATTGACTACCTAAAGTATTGAAACCTTGTAATGTAGAAATTTGTGAGTTAAATGCTTGATTCATATTTGCTATTTGTCTTGCATTTTCAGCTATTTCTGCACTAGAGAAACCACTATTTACGGCTTGTACTACATCTGCTGTGCTATTACACAACTGATTAGATATTCCGTAAACTCCATCTCTTACACCTTCGATTTGGTTGCTTAGATGTAATGTGTCGAAACCATTGTTAGTGTTGTTGTTTATTCCTTGTTGTCCTGTTAATAACCACGGAAATTCATACATCATTCCGTTGTTACCTCCAAAACCTCCAAACAAACCTCCATTTCCTAACATTCCTAGAGCAACAAGACCTATTATCCATTCGCCCATAGAACCTCCCCAACCATTGTTATTTCCATTTCCTGAAACATCAAATGTGGGGATAACTCCTTGTGATCCATTCATAGTTTTTTTTCTCCTTTCGTAATATTTTTCTATATCAAACACTATTTTTTAGTGTCGATACCTAATTGATTTTGTACTTCACTCAACACTTCTTTAGGAAAACCCATTTGCTGAGCTATACTATAATAATTTTGCATTTGTTGAGGTGTATAATTGCCTATTGTTTGTTTTAACAACCCCATATAATCACCTTGATTTTGGTTTACTTGACTTAGCATTTGAAACATTTGAGGGTTTCTCATTCTTAATTGGTTCATCAAGCTGTTTACTCTCATATCCATCGCTTGTTTCATTATGTTGTTGTTCATAAGTATTCATCTCCTTAATTTGACTATTTAATTGATATATTTGAGATTTTAAATCTTCAATAATTAAGTCTTTTTCATCTTTTGGTTTAATTTCTTTTAATTCAAAAGTTCTTATTTCTCCCTTTGCATTTTTTATCCATAATGTTGTGTAATTGTTATTAACAAAAGGTGTATCAGTAATTGCAAGTTCTCTTTGCACATCATCAACACTATTAACAACCTTTATTCCACTATTGTTTTGTGGAGCAAGTTGAAATGTTTGATTTATACTCGTAGGCTGTTGTTGAGTTTGTTGCATTTGAGAGTTTTTCATTCTTTCTTTCATTTGTTGTAAGTTATTTATTTCGTTGTCTATTTGTTCATACATACTTTGTTGACTTATCATATTGTTAAAAGGTCTTACATAAGGGTTATTATTTCCATACATTATCTATCAACTCCTAAATAAAAATGAAAAAGAGAAAATACTTTCAGTAACTTTTCAAATTGTGTTTTAAACAACTCTAATAAGTAGTATTTCCTCCTTTCCACCTTTATTAAACTACAAAAAAAGAAGCCATAAATTTCGGCTTCTTACCTTAAAAATGTCACTTTTTTGCATAAAAAAAGAAGGTAACTAAATTACCTTCATTATTTTTTTCTTAATCTTTTTTATTTCTCTATTTATAGTTGATTCACTACAACTCTCTAACATAGCCATTTTGGTAATAGAGTATTCTCTTAGCCTATACTCAAATATTCTTTCTTGCATTTCACTAAGATATATTTTTGACTTGATGTCTTCTACTTCTTGTTTTGTAAAATCAAATCGTAGCATTATTTCTTAACGTATTTCCCACAATTACGGCATTTTTTTACATATTCTACTTTTACTTTTTTTCTTGTTCTTCTAATTGCCTTTGCCATAATTTATCTCTCCATTATTACAACTATCACCAACACAAGCATTACCACCTTCACCTGTATCTGCAATCTCTTCGACTTCAACATAATCAGTAGTATTTATATAGTAAATAAATGCTCCTATCGTTGCAAACCACATACATAAAACCACAATTAAAGCAACAAATAACCTTTTGTTAGCTGCTTTGTAATCGTATAGAACTTCCATCGCCCAACTATGTTCTTTTACTTCATTCAATTCTTTTTTCAATTCTTCAACCTCTTCTCTCACTCTATCACACCTTTTTATTTCTTTGTTCTCTTATGATATATAGCAATATGATTATTAATTGCTTCTTCTATTTGCTCTTTAACTTCTTTGTCATAATTATCTAGTTTAGTTAATATTTTTTGTACATTTTTATCAAGTTGGTCTAATCTAAAGTTTATTAAAGACAAGTTGTTCTCTTTGCTATTTTGTACTGCTTTGTCTTTTCTATTCAAAGCAAAGTTGATAACTGTAATTACGACACTAATTATACTTATTGCTAAGGCAATTGTCAACTCCATATATTGTTACCTCCTTTGCTTAGTATTTTCCTATTTCACTTAGATTATATACTATTTTTTTATTTTTGTAAAATTACTTTGTTGTTTCTTCATTTTCTCGTATTTCTTTTTGTAAAATAAATATCTTAATTTTTGCCCATTATATTTTGCATAAATCATTTTTCTTTCAATTTTAAACAATTCGTTCATTTGTCTTTATTTATTTGAATTAATGCCATTAACACTATTCCAAATAATCCTCCTAATATGAAATTTAACATATTATTTCTCCTTTATACTGCAACATAATTAATATTGATTGCTGCACACTTATAAGTTCCAACATTATTATGGTCAACAACTATTGTTGTACCATCTGAGCCAAAATAACAATATCCTATTCCTTTAACATTCCAATCACTTGTTCCTAAACCACAAAACGTGAAATTACTTTGTTGTACTATAGGTTTATGTTTCAAAAGAAACACTGTTGAATTAAAATTGCCAAATGCGTTATTTGCAATAACATCTATTGTTCCAATATAGTGTTTTCCTATTCTTACAACGTTAAATCTTTGAATTGTAAAGCCACTACTTTCAGTTAAGAAATCTGCTTTATCTACAATATCATAGTTTCCAGTAGCATATTTTTGTGTTCCACTTGGTAAAGATGATACTTCTGTTTCACAATCCATTGTTATTTTTCCATAAACATCTGCATTTCTTAATTTATTAAAATTAATAATAGAACAAGTTGGACTATCTGAAGCGTTTACTGGTTTTATATAAACTTCTATTTTATTACTATTTGTCACAATTGCTACTAATCTACTACCTAAATTATAATTATCTGAAAAGGCTAAATATTTAAAACTTACAACAGAAATATCTGTACTTTGATTATTTTTATATACATATAATTCACATAAAGAGTGTTGAGTAGAATATTGTGTTCCACAAACATTAAACAAAACAGAAGAGCATTTCCAAAGTGCTGGCATTTCTAAAGAAAATAATCTTAAATATTTTGTGGTGTCAGGTGTTTCTTTTGTATATCCAAATGTGGCATTTCTTGCTACTTCTGTTGCATTCATTAATCCTTGCATAGTATTATTATAAGATATTAACATTGGTTCATTTGATACTGTTGCAGTTGGAAATATAGCAAAGTTAGGTTGCCCACTTGTTATCGTATAAGTAACTGTTCTAGTGTATATTTTATCTCTAACTATTACTTGTACATTATATGCTTTTTGATAGTTAAATAACTCTGTTGTACTTCCATTTGTTAATGTGTAATTTGATACTGTATATGTATTACCACTTATTGTAATGTTGCTTGATGGTACAGTGTATTCTGCACTATAAGAACTTGCAGTAGTTTCTTTATATCTCCATTTAATTGTTAATGTATTTGCAACTGTTCCAAAATTATCATTCCAATAGTTACCTGTAAATGAGTTTATTCTTACATTTGGCTCTGTTTGTAATATTCTTTTAATATTTGCATTTGTATCTGCAGTTAGTGTTACATAATCTTTAAATGTTACAGGAATTTGGCTAGTAGTTATATACGTTGTGTATCCTCTGCTATCTGTTGCTCCTGGATATATTTTTGATACGCTTACATTGTTTATTGTAAAAGTAGAAGTTACATTGCCACCAACTGTATTACTACTTAATACTACTTTATTTGTTCCACTATAATACCATAAGAATATTTTTTTAAGTGTTGAAGAACTACGACTATTTGCAGTTACTCTAATTGTTGCAGTAGTAACACCTTTTATAATAGTTGTATTATTTGCAAGACTTGATGTAGTACTATCCACAGACCAAGATACTGACGTTACTTGTGGGTTTACGTTGCTCTCTACTGCATTTGCAGTAAAGTTTAATGTTGATGAAGAACCTATTTGAGTACTACCACTATAAGTAGTTGTTGTTATAGTTCCTGTTCCATTTTTTGAATTTGGTATTTGAGCATACATATTACTTGCAAATTGACTTGTATTTATTACTTGGCTATCTCCTACATTTGTATAAGTCTTTGTATAACTCCCAAAAGTTAAAACTACTGTATGTGTAAATGATGTACTTTTTCTATTTGTATTTAATGTTATAGAACTTCCTATATTGAAGTTAGTATTTGACAATGATGGTGTACTTGCTCTTGGTATTGTTGGAAGTCCTGTTAGATTTCCACTTACACTTGCATCACCTAACGTCCACGGAGTATCAATTAAAGCACTATATGCAGTACTTGGGAATGTTCCATCACTATTATGTGTTACTGTGACTGATTTAGTTCCTATCAATAATGACGCATTTTTCCCTATTGAAGTAAATGTCCCGACACTTGAATTATTAATATAACCAGTTGAAGTTGCACCACTTCCACTATATCCATCTAAACTTTGCATATATAAAGAATAAGTTATAGTTGTTTGATTATTTGCTACGCTTTGAGTGTAATCATAATATAGATTTAATTTAAAGTGCGTTCCATTTCTTCCATTAAAGTTAGCACTATTTAATAATGTTGCCATTTATATCACCTACCCTAAATAGAAGAACCCTATTCCAGTTCCATATGTGCTATCTGTTATCTGTTCTATTCTCCAATTTGAAAGACCTAAATATCTTGTTAAATATAGATTTGCTACTCTAACAAGTGCCTCTTGTTGTATGCTATCATATCCTGCAAATAACAACTCTGCTGTTGAACTTCCACTTGTATCATTTACTGTTATTCCTGTTTGATTTACTGTACTTGAAGTATTTGCTCCACTTTTTTCATAGTGCATACCATCTTCATCAAATGTTGCACTTGTTGTTTTTACATAAGATACTTCTGTTCCATCTGCTGCTACACCACTTGCTATTTGTTGTATCTCTGTTTTTGTATATGTATTTGTTTGAATTTGCCTTACTAATTCTTGTAATGCAGTTATATCATCTGTACTTGCTATATCATCAAATTTTGCAAGTAATTCTTGATAGTTGTTATCTACCTGATTTTCAACTTGACTTACTGTAGAAGATATTTCTTCGGTATTAACTTCTAGTTCTGACACTTTTTGTCCTTGCTCTCCTACTTCTTCTGTCAAAATATTAACTCTACCTTCTACGTTATTAACTGTTGTTTGAACTCTTCTTACAATTTGTTCTTCTGTACCACCTACAACATTTGTTGTTACTTCTTGCTGTTTTGTTGGTATTTTTGTTTCTACTTTTGACATTATAGTCATTTCATAAGTAATTGTATTATTGTTTAATGTTTCGTATGTTGCTTCCCCTAATGTATATGCAATATGATCCCAAGAATCTAAACTAATGTCTCCATAGTTTTCACATTTTAGAGACCATATTACTGTTCCTTCTATTGAATTGTATATGTTTTCGACAACTGTTTCGTCTACAACAAAAGGGTTTTCTTGCCTTATGTATAGTGTATTAGATGTATCATCTCCAAAAGTAAAGTTCCTAATTGCGTCAAAGTAAACAACTTTTGAAACTTCAAACTTTTCTCCTAATTCCCAAGATTTACTCCTTAAAGCATTAATTGTTACTGCAGGAGGAGATTTTAAAGGAACTAAAGTTAATTCTCCATTTCTATTCATTTTTGCGTTGCAGCCTTTTAATTCTGCAATATAACTTATCCATCTTTTACCACTTATAGTATTGTCGTAAGTTCCAATTTCGACATCTCCGTTTATAGTTGGATAATCTCCTAATGTAATACCGTAATGGTTGCATATCCAAATTAATAAGTTATCTATTGTTATTTTATCATCTACTAAAGCTGACGAATAATCTAAATTTGTTGCAAATTTTATTGCATAGTCTAAACAATCTATTTTGGAACTTTTGTAATAATCTTCTGGTGATTCATCTATTATGTACTTCCCTATTGGTACTTCAACCCAATTACCTTCTACATACTGGCTTATATATAGTTCTACATTTGTTCCACTTTCGGTATTAATGCCGTCTAGATTTTTAAATTGTATTGTTAATTTTTGAGATATAAACGTTCCTATATAAAATGTCTCTTTGTCTCCATCAACAATTGGGGAAGAAATAGTGATAGAAGAAATTTGAGACACAGGTATTGTTTCTTCTCCAATTATTAATCTGCATCTATATAAAGAACTACCTGAATAGCATCTTTCTCTAAATGCTTGATTTACGTTATATGCCACTTTCTATCACTACTCCTCTACAAAGGTTACAGTAAATGCTTCCTCTATTGTTCTCCAATTATTATCACTATCTCTTACAACTCTGAATGTGTTGAATTGTTTGTCACTAGCATACACTTTATGTACACTTCTTTGTAATGTTTTTTTATCTATTAGTTCTATATATACCCATTCATTACTAATTGCATTAAGTATAAATGCTAAATCGTTATCGCTTAATACTGAATATCCTACTTCTATATCATAAACATCGTGTCTTACTCTATTTCTATGAGTATATCCTTGCAAATCCGTAAATGGATCTTTATCTACATCGTGTAATGTTATACCAATAGAGGATGGAGTAGGAAAGTTTTGTAAAGTATTTGCTGTATTTCCAAGCCTTATGTAATTTTCGTATTTTGCATAATTAATTACTTCCATTTTATCCCTCCTACTTTATTATAACCCATATTGTCTATTTCTCGAAATTTGTTTAAATTTTATAAAATCTAACATTCCTTCTGTGTCACCTTGTGCAATTATATTTACGTTTGTATCTTTATTTACAGCAGACATTCCTCTTGCTACTGCAATTGTCATTTGGTCTAGTATTTGGTCGTTATTCATTACTGCTGTCGAACTACCTATTTTACCTACTAATTCAGGGCCTTTTTCTCTTGCCATAAATAACTCACCTTGTGATGGGAAACCTCCATTTGCATAGGCTTTCATTGGTCTCCATATTCCACTTGAATATAAACCTCCTGTTGCTTTAGTAGCAACACTATATCTAGTATTTGAAAAATTATCTAAAGTTTTTTTAGCTCCACTTGTATCTACAGTTAGTCTAGCATTAATTTTCATACCATTATAGAGGTCTCTAAAGTCCTTTAATTCTAACTTTGCCTTCTTATCATCTACTGTTGCTTCATAAGCTACACTATATTTTTTCTCTGTAGGTTTGGTATAAGCAGCAATTATTTCTTCTGCCGTTTTATTAGATAACTCTGCTGTTTCTTTTTGAGCTTCTTCAAGTGTTTTACCCTGATAAGTTGTAAATTCTTTTGTTAATCTTTCAATCTCTTCGGTATTACCCTCAGCCATTGCACGTTGTAAATCATCCCATCTTTTAACTACTTCTTGGTTATCTTCATATTCTTTACCTAATTCTTCAACCTTTTTCTTATGATTTTCTGTTTCTGTAGTTATTCTACCATAAGCTATTTCTGCAGCTCTAGATCCTTCTCCATACTTGTCTACCATATTTTTATAATTTTCTGCTAGTTCTTGTATCTTCTTTTTGTAACGTTCGTTTTCTTCTGTTACACTTCTTGTATATTCTTTTGTTTTCTTAACCGATTCATTATATTCATCTTGGAACGCATTTTGGATAGCTTCTGCTTTTTTAATTGCTATTAATTTATTAATTTCTGTTTGTAAGTTTTTAGTACTTCCTACTTCTTCACCATTTTTTGTTATTTTTCCATCTTGCATTTCTAAATTAAGACCATAGGCTTTATTTAAGTCATTAATTATTTGTTGTACTAATTCTTCGTTTCCTTCTATAACTTTTCCATTTGCATCAACTAATTCACCTAGTTTATCGACTTTTGATTGAAGAGTTGCTTGTTCATCTAAACTTGTTATTAAATTATTTCTAGTACTTTCATCAAGATTAGCAATGCTTTCTCCATAAAGGTCGGTTAATCTTTTTGCTTCACTTACTTTTTCATTGTAATCTAAGAATCCCCATACTAAAGAAGCTAAACCTCCAACAACTCCTCCAATAATTGCTGCTTGTGGTCCTAATGTTTGCCCTAATAAAGCAAAGCCTGCTATCGCTCCACCTAAAGCTCCTGTTGCAGTTCCTCCAAGAAGTTCTAATACTCCTAAAACTTTATTACCACTTTCAAATATCTGTTCAAATCCTGCACTAACTCCTGATTTTCCTAAATCTATTGATAGAAAAGCCATTAATGAAATTTTAAGTTTATCCATAACTCCTAATTGCTGTCTCCATAAGTCTAAACTCATCATAAGAGTTACTTTGTTTCCCCAGCCACCAATTATTGCTTTACCTAATTTTGTAAAAGGGTTTATTAAGTTTTTAATAGTTTTTGCTAAGCCTGAATTACCAAGTGTTGTAATAAGTGTTTTACCTATAGACCAAATGCTTTTAAATGTTTTTACAATTCCTATTCCTACTAATAGTTTTCCAGCTGCATTTAGTTTCATAAAACTTCCCCACATATTAGAAAGAGTTTTACCTATTCCTTGATATTCCCAACTTATATTACCTGTTAATGGATCTATTACTTTAGTGAAACCAAGCCAGTCCATAATGGAATCTCTTATTTCTGTTGCTTTGTTACTTATTTTATCTAAATGAAGGTCGTATTCTCCTAATTTTTCAAGTAAAGTAGTATCTATGCCTCCTAAGCCACCTACTCCACCTCCACTTATAGAGCCTCCTCCACCACTTGTTCCTGTTGTTGGTGTTTTTATTACATTTAATTTATCAAAACCTCTTAAACTCTTTTGAGCCTCTTTTGCTGCTTTTCCAGCACTTGCTGCACTATCTCCTATATCGTCAAAACCTGTTGCTACATCGCCTAAATCTATTGCTACAGTGCCAAATTCATCTGCAAAAGACGAAGCATCTATTCCAAATAACGATAACAATGAAGACAATAAAACATTAACTGCCATCATCACTCCGTTTATTAGAGGTAATATTGTTTTAAGAATAGGTATTAAAAAGCCACCTAATAGCCTTCCTGTTTCACTAATTTGACTTTTAAATATTTCGTATTGATTTGCGACACTATTTCAATTTTGTTAATCTATATATTGCTATATAGTTCAGACTATATCTTAACCTTCACCATTATGTGTTAAGGTTGTTAGCACTTCGAGAAGTTCTAATCTCTTCCCTACTCTACTCACTACATATTAATATGTGTTTTCGATAGTCGTTGCACTTTCCTTTTTTCCCTTAAAGGCTTAGCACAGGATAGTCTTACTTTTCTTCACGTTCCCAATAAAAACCATTATATTTTTTGTTCTTGTAAAGTCGCAAGATTTCCCCTGTTAGCAAAAGTATTAATAAGCCATTTCCTGCTTAAATAACATAGTTATTACTTTTACACCGTTTTTGAATACGTTCACTAACTTTTTATAAAAATGATTTCTCATTTTGACAGCTATTTTGTCAACCGTCCTTGCCATATCTCCGTTTGCAGAAGACATCTGATTTGCCATTGTAATATACATTAAAATAGATTTTTCTGCTCTTGTCATTGAAGATACTGTTTTATCTATTCCTAGATTTAATGCTTGCTGTTGCATACCTGCTATTGTTACATCTATACCATAAGCTCTTACTGCTCTTGTATTACCAGCCATTGCAGAAGCATATCTTCCCATAACTTTATCTAGAGAATCACCTGTTATTGATTTAGTATCTATTGACAATTTAAGCAAGTTTTCTGCTAATCTATTTGCTATTTTATCGTCCATATCTAGAGCATTACCAAATTGCCTAAATACTGCTAATTGTCTTGTTAAACCTGCAGGGTCATATCCTACTGTCTTTTCTAGTGTATCTAGTAGTTTTAAACCACTTTCACTAGAGTTGTTGTATGCTTGGTCTAAAAAGTTTAAGTTTTCTATATATTCTGCTTGCTTAGATGAAGCTTTTGATAATGAACTTACTGTATTATTTATCGTTCCTAGCCATCCTGCTATTGCAGACTTTTTAAAAATGTTTTCTGCAGTTTTAAATAAGTCTCTAGTTCTATTTAAGTTTTTAGATATTTTAACAAGAGATGGAGGTGTTTTTTCTATTTCTTTGTTTAAATTGCCCCAAGCCTTTGCTGCTTCTTCTGCTCCAGTTTCTACTAAAACACCTATCTTTTTATTTGCCATATTTTTCTCCTTTCTATACTAGTCTTGCCCAATTGTTAAATTCTTCTTGAACTAGTATATTTTTTTCTTGTTTTGTTAATTGTTTCTTTTCTTCTTTTGGCTCTTCTGTTGTTTTGTACATTTCATCGTAACTAGGATATTCAATTTGAGCATTTTTGCCAAAAGTTTTTATTATTGCAATTTGAGTACCTAAACTTTGCGAATTTCCATTAAGCCACGCATTGTATTTCATATTTTCTGCTTCGTACTCTCTTTTCTTTAAATAAAAAGTTCGATATGCCCAATACAATTGGGGATCATTTTCCCAAAAGTCTGTACTAGACATACCGAACATTATAGCACTTGGAAATAACTCATTAAAATAGAACTCTGTCAAGCTACTATATTCAGTTTCATTACTTTCTTCTATTCCGTTGGTCTTAGTGCTGCCAATTTTTTTACGTTTGTATTCTCTACTCTATTACGATTTGCATCATTTACCATTTGGTCTTCTAACCTAGTAACTTGGTCTTGTGTATATATTTCACAAGCTCTTTCAAAAAGTTCACTTGCTTTGCTGTAAGGCAATTTGTGATTTGTTCTAAGTAAGATCCAAAATAGTTTTTTATAACTTTCTAACGCATCTTTTTCCGAAGCTGTTAATTTTTCTACATCTTCAAATGGATCAGTTTCATCGTTAATTTCTACTTCTTCTTCGTTAATCTTGTTGTATATTTCTTGCATTTCATCTAACTTAGATAGTTCCTTTTTGCTGTATTTTTCCCAAGCAAGAATACCTACTCTATTTAGAAATAAAGTATATTCTACTCCATCAATTTCAATTGTTTCTTGACTAAATTCTTTCATTTTATTATCTCCTTATTCTTTACTTATTTTTATTATGGTGTTACTGCTGCTTCTACTGTTACTGCAATAGTTCTGTATGAAGTTGCTTCTCCAGTAGCACTTGTTGCAAGTCTTATTAATGTATTACCTGCTGCTACACCGGTAATTGTTAATGTTCCATTGTTATAAGTTGCTGTTGCAATTGTATTAGCGTCAGTAGTTGCTGTTACTGTTGCTCCTAAAGAAGTTTCAATTGTCATAACTTTGCTTTCAGTACCAACTAAAGTTATATCTTCAAGTGGTGTAGTTATAATTGCTGTATTCTTTACTAAATCTCTAATATCTGTGATTGGTTGTTCATCAGCATCAGAAACTGTAATATACATTTCACCTTGTTCAATTCCGTTTACTTCTACTCCAGTTCTTCCGTAAACCATTGTACCATTAAACTTTTCACCTGTTTTATCTGCGTTCATTTCCATAAATGATAGATGTCTTCCATAGAATTTACTTAATTGAATTAAGTTGTCTCTATGATAATTGAAAGTGTAAGTTTTTTGGTCGTTTGTTTGTAGTCCTTCTACTTGTGTAACTGCATTATCTGTTAAAACAGTTTTTTCAACTGTAGCTGGAGCTGTTCTTGTTGCTGGTAAGTTTGATGTAGGTATTAATAACATATACTTTCCATCAGTATCTTGTACCATTAAACAAGCTCCTTTTGATAAAATACCTTTATCTGTATAATATCTTGTCATTTTTATTCCTCCTATCTAAAAATATAAACTATTATTCCAACTTGCAAGATTTCCTGTAAATATTATTTCTTGCCTAAACACTGATTTATCAAGATTATCAGTTCGCCTACTGCTACTTCTATCAAAACCTATCATATTAAAAAAGTGATATGTTAATTCTTTTAATTCATTCATAACTTGAAGTTCTTGATATTTAACACCATCTACTATAACAGGTTTAACATATATACTTACTCTATATGTTAATCTTGAAACATATTCAGTTCTATCTGTAGTTTTACCACTAATGTTGTCTGAGTTATTTATTTCTGCCATTACTATTGTAGGAAATTTTGTCGATGATTTGGGTGTCATAGGAACTATTAGCATATCCTTAAACTTTGACTTTTCTAGCATATACTTTTTATATTCTAAAAATAAATCTGTTTCTATCATAAGCTACCTCCTATTAAATTAATGAAATAATCATTTACCCATTTATCTATATTTTTTTCAATTTCTTCTTTTAATTGAAAGTAAATATATTTTCCTTCTTGCCCCATCGTATGCACAGCGTGAGTTCCATTTTTCCATTCCCAGCCTTCTCTATAATCTCTTTTGGGGTTAGCCATATATTCCCATTCATCTCCTGTATTTTTAGAACTTTCTGCTCCTACAAGCCCAGTTCCATACTCTACAAGTTCTGCAAGAGAAAGTTCGATAGGATAAAATTGCTTAGCATAGTCTGAAAAGAACGTGTCAGAACTTGGTATATCTATTGTAGAATCATTGTACAAATATATATAACCCTTTCCTATTTCGTCTTGGCAACCTTCCAAGTATTCTCCTGCTCTTTCGATTTCAGAAACGTTTTCCTTTTCTATAATCAAAGTAAGAAGTTCTCGACATTTATCTAAAAGGTATTTATGAAAATCATCACTAGAAAATGCTTTTTCAATCTTTTCTAGAGTTTTTATATAATTCTTAATACCTTCCTCAGACAATTCTATTGTATATATTGTATTATTCATTATTTATTTTGTTATCTTTTACAAGTGGTTTATTTTCTTTTACTAATTCCCATCCTATCATTAAATAGTTAGAAACTAGGTTTTCAGGTACTTCTTTTTCAATTATTTTACCTTCAACATTTCTTGTTTTAATTTTTACGTTTTTCATAGTTTCCTCCTTATTTTTGTTCGTTTACTAACTTAGATATATACACTCTTATAGATGTATTTTGGTTTCTAACACCTACTATTTTATAGTCTGCATTATCACCATTTGTTAGTTCACCATCAGGAGTGCTATTTATATAAACTAAGTCAAATTCTTTAAATTTGCCTTTATATTTTTTCATTTCAGTTATTGATATTACTTTTGTACTACTTACTTTTTCCCCAAACTCCATTATGTCGCTTGTTTCACTAAGTGTTTGTACATTAAGAAAATACTTTTGAGGCTCTTCATAAATAGGTATTTGATTGCCATTTTCATCGAAATCTTCTCCCAACTTCTTAGCAATCCATATTTTTGATTTAACTTTATGTATTGGTTGACTATTAACGTTATACATTAAGCACCATCTTCTTCCTCTTCTTCCTCTTCTTCATCTTTTTGTATTCTTTTAGGAACACCAACGTGAGAATTAATCTTATTCATTAAAGAATTTGATAACCCATCACTTAACTTAGACCAAGATAAAGAGTTTTCTGAATAGTTTGTAATACCTTGTTTATCTGCCATATTATATAGTTCTACGCAACATCTTAACTGCCAGTTATAATATGCTCTTGGTACTAGCACATCTGTGAAATCATCAATAAAAGGGTATAATGTTTCAAGCAGAATATTTTTACTATCTTCTAGCAAGTCGTTAAGAACTATTCCATAATTCTCTTCCGTTTCAAAAATGTCCTCATCGTAAGGTATTTTTGTTTTTAACTTTTCTAGTTGTTCTTGTAATTCTTCTTCTGTCATTCATTACACCCTCTTTTTTGATTATTTTTTCTTAACTGGTTTTGCTTCATCAGGTTGAGTTTCAGGAACTTCATCTTCCTTTTTTTCTTCTCCCTCTACAGGTTGAGTTTCAGGAACTTTTTTAAGTTCTTCATTCTCTAGTTCTAATTCAGCAATTTTATTTTTTAGTTCTTCTATTTGAGAAACTAATTTTTCATTTTCTTCTCTTAAAGCTTTTACTTCTTCGCTTTCGTTCTTTTGTTTTTCTAGTTTAAGTTTTGCTTGTTCAATCATATATCTGACATTTAATCTTCTTACTAGTTCATCGTAGGTATATTTACGTTGCCCATCGACTTCAATGAAGTCATTTTCATCAACTTTCATTTGACCTTCAATTCCAAAAGTAACTTTATAAGCTTTATCTCCTCTTACTTGGTATCCTTTTCCATCTACTATTAGGTACATAATATACCTCCTATCCGTTTGATATTAATGCTGCAATATAAACATTTTTAGGATTATATACAAGTTCCCAGTTTTCAGGATTTGCTAATTGTGCATCTGTTGGAGATACTGGTAAGTTAGACATTGAGAAACTAAATCCATAAGGATGAATTGTTTGTCTATAACGAGTGTATAGTTTATCTATTCCACCTTTTTTAGCTGGATCTCTTGTTATTTCACTAGGTTTATCTACTGGAGCATCTGCAGTTCCTAAAGATCCTCTTCCTAATACATAAGTTATATAAGCCTGTGCTGCTTCTTCTGTTCCGTGTGGAAGTTTAGTTCCCTCATCACAAATTAATACTAATAAGTTTCCATTTCTTCCAACTCTAACATCTCTTTCTTGTCCGTTAGCATCGTTGTATTTGAAATATTCAAGTACATTAAATTGAGATAATCTATTAGCAACATCTGAGTGCATAATTGCTAAAGCATAATCATCAGCAGCATCTCCATTAGCTTGAACTGCTAAGTCTCTTAATGTAGTTAAACCAATTTTATTGTCATCTGTAACAGTTGATGTTGTAGAATTAATCATTTTAAAATGTTTCATCCATTCTTCATTAGTTGGATCACAATATAATACTGCTCTTAAAATACTAACTAATCTTGCTTGAACTTTCTTAGATTTCCATTTTTGAACTCTATTTAGAATGTTACGCATTGGATCAGCAGTTGTAAAATCTTTTACAAAAGTAACAGCTTGCCATTCTTTTGCTCTTCCCCAAACAACACCTTGTTGAATTCCACTATCATTTGGTTGGTCGTCAGGTATATCTGTTGCTCCATCATAGTTTACTTCGTCACCACTAATATCTGTATAGAATGGTAATGAATAATAATTTCCTCCATTTGAGATTAAATTTGCTATAAGGCTGTCTTCAACCATAGCTCCACTTTCTAACAATACTGTAGATGTAGGATCTTTTTCACTCATCCAAGCATTGTTGAAAATATCTTCATCATAGTAAAATGCTAAAGCATTACTAATTGTTTTTGCCATTTTTCTTTCCTCCTATTTTTTATTCGTATAATTCTTTCCATTTTTCAGGATTTTCATCCTTCCAATGTTTTTGCTCTGTCATTGACATTTTTTGTAATTTTTCTTTTGTCATAACATCGCTTTCTTGTGGAACATTTGTCGGATTAGGTTTTACATCAATGTTAGATATTTTTTCTTGCACTTGTTTTGTAGTATTTGCAATAATTGTATCTAATCTTGACTTAAACAAATTAGCTCCATTAATTGAAGAAGTCTCATCTTCTGATACAAAACTATTAATTATGTCATCTTCAATGTCATAACCTGCTAAAATCTCTTTAACCTTAGCCTTGTTATATATTTTCTTTGAATTTGCTAAATTTAGTTCTGTTTCTCTCTTCATTTGTTCGAACTTTTCTTGTTCAGTCATATTTGCTTTTTTAATGTCATCTAATTGTTTTTGTAAGGCTGCATTAGTAGCTTCAACTTGATTTTTGCTTTCAAGTTGTTTACTTAATTTACTAATCTCACTATTTTGCTCGTGATACATATTAAGTAAATCAGTTACTTGCTCCTCACTATAACCTTTTGCCAATAAATCTTCTCTTTTCACTTTCCTTCACTCTCCTCAATACGGTGGTTTACGAACTCCACTAAAACACAAAAGAGTTAATTGATACTACAATAAGTATCATTGAATAGAAATGCTACCAATGTAGTCCTTTATACTTGGACTTCGAGCATATTTAATCATAGTCCCTTACCCTATGAACATTTCTACTCAATGAGGCTTACTCTAGCCTCATCCATTATTTGCCTTGCAAGTCATTTTGTGTGGCTCTTGTAAGGTCATTGTTCTGCTTATTTATTTTATATTCACTTGGAGTTTGATTATCTCCAACTGATTGCGAATTTGTTTTATTTTGTTGGCTTTGTTGCGCTCCAAATAGCTTGTTTTGCATTTCTGTAACTGCATTTGGATCTCCAAATAGATTTACAATGCTATTAGCAATTCCTCTTGGAATATCACAAGCATATAAGTTCATTAGTCCTTGTGTCTTAACAAGTAAATTTTCACTCATTTCTCTTTGGAACTTATTATCTATATCGCAAGCCAATAATTCTTTAATTTCACTTTTATCTGTTCCTCTACATATTTTAAGAATAACTTCAAGAGATTGCATATCGCATACTCCAAACATAGTTGTATCTCCTTCGGAACGAATACCTGCATCTGTATATCCTTGTCCTGTAAGTTTTGCTTGCCCTGTGTCACCAAATGTAACACTACCATTCTCACTAGACATAGGAACTCCTAATATTTGATGTAATGCAGTCAAAAGCCTATTGTAATATGTTTGAGTATCTGTTGCATTTAATCTTCCTTGTAACAAGTCTACACTTGCTTTCTTGTTTTCAGTAGAGTTAATACATACTGCTCCTAAAGACTTAATATCACTTAAATCTTCTTCCGTTACTGTTGCATTAGTAAACACCAATATAGCATTTACGAATTGTTCCATATCATCTTTATCAAGTGATTCTAGATAGTTTATATCGTCAAATAAGTCTTTTCCTATCTCAATCATTGAAATTCTTTTTTTGTTTAAATAGTACTCTGTAATTATGTGTTCTCCCCAAAGCAATTGTATTGGTTCTCCCACTCTTTTTAAAGTACCACTTATCGTACTATATGTTATAACAGCATCTCGTAAATAAACTGTGTATTCTTCGTAAGGAACTGGTTCTGTAACTGTGTTACCTCTATCGTCTGTTATTGCTTGGTAATCCATCATATCAGTTTCAATATAAGCAAATAACTGCTCGTTACCTAACTTACTTGAATAAACAACTTCTGTGTCCTCAGGATTACAATTTATTATCTCAAAAGGCGATTTCCCTTTTTCAAACTTTTTATTCTTATTAACATATCTAAAACCTCTTCCACAAACTAAAGCGTCTTGATATATCTCCATATCTTTTGCTTTCTTTTGAGCATATCTTGCATATTGGTTCAATATAGATATTTCTTTGCTTTCAGCATTGTTAAGTTGAACATACTGAATAGGTTTACCTAAAAGATATGATTTTTTGAAGTCTACAAAAGCCCATACCCAATTCTCTGTTGATTTGTTGTTTATTTCCTCTCGAGTAAACTTTTCTTTGTTCTTTATGTCTTGGTCTCCATACAAATAACCCTTTAAATACAAAGTTTCCTCTTTATTTTGTTGGTGTAATGCTTCTGCTTGCCCAAGAATTTTTATAATAATATTGTCTAATTCATTGTATTTTTTCTGACTAAGTAATGCTAATAGTTCATCTTCTTCAAAATTTGCTAAAATAGTTTGCCTTCCAAAAGTTTTCATTACATCACCTAACCTTGATTTAATAATACATTTGTTTTATTTTTTTGTCAAATTTTTGTTAAAAAGGTCTCTTTAAGACAGTAATTCGCTGTGGTTTGCTACCTTCTTCTATTATTTCACTTGCAAACATAGCTTCTGAGTCTGGAGCGTCGTCGTTTATGTTTCTTCCACTTGCATTGTATAGTGTCATATTATCCATAAATAACCCCATATCGCTCTTTAAAGGGTATAATTCACGCACAGGATATAGAATTTTTCTTCTTATTACGCTTTTTTCCATATCAATTCTTGTTTCTTTAGGAATTGTATTATATTTTTCTCTTATTTCACAATAGTATATCTGATATTGGTCTAAAATTTGCTCTAAGTTTTGTTTCAATTCACTTGTAACGTTACTTTCAATTATCAATAGTACAATATGATGCTCTATTATCTTGTTTACAACGTCTAAATACAGGTCTTTTGTCGCTTTTTTTGTGAAAATACAATCTACAAGAGGGAAATCGTAACTTCCATCTTCTGTTAGTATTTTTCTATGTATAGGCATTGCAAAAAAGTCCTTACCACTCTTTCTAGTTGCGTCTATTACAGAATATGCCCCTGCTTCATATTCTTGCTTTTTAGGTAATTCCCTATATGTTCTTAGTACTTTGTAGCTAAATTCAAGGCTTTCAGGATCTACTGGTCTTTGTTGAAAGTTAGTTTCAAACAAATACTCGTCCATAGCTTCTTTTTCTTTTAATATTTCTTGCGTTGTTCTTAATTCAGGGCAAGTAGATAGCCCTGTTTCATAATCTAATGCAGGTACTTGAATAATAACAACACTTCCATCTTGACTTACTCTTGTAAATTTATACATTGAATCAGGAACAAAAACGTGGTCTCTCTCTTCTAAGTCTATTATTTGTGCAATAAAGTCTCCACTAGCCCATAAAGTTCCTGTTACTACTATTCTAGGCTCTTTATTTTGTACAAAACGTTTTCTCCATACTGTTAAAAACCTATTGAAGAATAATTCGTTTGTGCTTTGATTCATTGCTTCCTTGTAATCTGCGTATAAGTCGTCTATATGTATTCTTTGACTTGCTCTTATACCTACTACGTTAGAGTTAACTGTATTAGCGTAGTAAGATGCAACAAGTTTGCAATCTCTTAGTTTCCAGTTGTCTTCTGTTTCTTTTAAAAAGTATTTTTTGTCTTCTTCTGTGTATTTCATCTTTAAGAATACATTCCCAAACGCTTCACTTTTTATTTCGTTGATAACAGTCCTACTACCACCTCTTACTACATCTACATTTGAACATAAAGATAGTATTGTTCCTGTTGGATCACGTCCAAAAGCCCACGCTTCACTTATCTTTTCAGGAAATGTTTTACCGTAACCTGACGGCATATTGCATACAACTAATCTTACTTTGCTTTCAGGGTTAACTAATTCTTGAAGATAATGTATATAACCTTGCATAATCGCAATTCTAGGTAGATAAAACTTGTCTGTTTCATCCCACTCTCTATACACCATATAATGCTCTAAAGATGAATATGCAGACATTCTATACGCATTTCGCATATATTGCTGATAGTTCCCTTTATATGTGTCTGTTCTATCTATATCGAACATCTTCTTGATAATAGGTAAATAACTAATTCTTGCTAGTTTGCTGCACTTTTCAGGCTCTTGTTTGTAATATTCTGTTAGCATTTCGTCTAAATCTTGTAACATTTCTTGTAAATCGACAAAAGATATTTTTTTTAGAGTGCTTTTAAAGTTTTGAGTAATAGCAAAAATATATTTTCTTATGTAATAGACTAAATCTTTTTCTTCTTGCATCTAATCTACTCCTTTTTTTTACCTTTTTTGCTTGTTCCTAGCAGTAAATCTTGGTATTTTTCAAGTTTTTCGTCGTATTTTGCTTGATTTATTACCCCTTTTAAGTTGACATTTACGTTAGGAGCTTTCTTTTCTGTTACTTCGTTTATGCTTTTTAGCTTAAACATTGTACTTTTCTCGCTTGCTTGCCCTAATTGTGACAAAAATAGATTGTCGTCGTTTATTTCGTCGTATATTCTGTCTATTGTTTTCTTCATTTCTAGGTTTGCCGTCTCTCTATATTGCTTTAAAACCTCTACTGTTATACCTATTAACTTGCAAAATGTAGGTAAACTCGTTGGAAATGTACCTATTTTGTCGTTTACTTCTATTACAAGGTCTCTATATAGTTCGTAAAACTCGTTAACCTGCTCGCTTGTATATAAAAGTACCCCTTCTTTTGGTGTATAAAGTCTTTTGAAAAACTTTTCAGATACAACAATAGGGTTATAGTCAACATAAGTGCCTATTGGGTTCCCATTTCTATCGTATTTTGTCTTTTCGTGTGATTCTGCGTACTCTATTATTCCTTCTATTCGTTCTTTTTTAATTTTTTCTAATTCTTTCTGCATCTTATCCTCTTCTTTCACTTCTAATTTACCTTTTAACGCATTTTTTGTCAATTTTTTGCCTTATATCCTTTTTTAATATATAATATACTTAGGAGGAAAAGAATAATGAAATTTACTATTTATGGTAACCCCATAACTAAGAAGAATCACGGAAGAATAGTTCAAAAAAGACTACCTAGCGGAAAATCTTTACCCTTTGTACTTCCTAGTGAGGCTTATGTTAAATATGAGAGAGAATCTAAGCAATATATCCCTAAAACAAACACTATAAACTACCCAATAATTCTTAAATGCAACTACTTTATGGAAACTAAAAGAAAATGTGACCTAGTTAACCTATTACAAGCCACTTGTGATGTATTAGTTAAGTACAAAGTATTAGAAGATGACAATTATACTATTATTTCTTCTTTTGACGGTTCTAGTGTTGATTACGACAAAAATAACCCAAGAGTTGAAATTGAAATAATCAAAAAAGAGACAAATTAATGTCTCTTTTCTTTTGCTACTCGTCACATAGCAGTTAAAGTTGAGTATTTTAGTGCCTTCTAGCAATTATAAGCACCATTGAATAGATATAAAGGCTTTTTGTACCTAGATATAGCAAATCTTCCTTCATCTAGCATACTTGAATGTCCTAGTCGTTTGCAAACTTACATTCCTTCAATAAGAGTACAAATCTATACTTGCAAGATATAATTTATACTGCACCGTTTCAATTTCTCATCATACCCATTTTATATATCTACTCAATGCTACTCACAAAGAGTAACACTCTATTCATATCTACTAACATAACAACCTATACTTGTTATCTTTTCAATACTTTCGATAGACGACTTCGTTATAGGATCTAGGTATTAGTCGTTCTCCCTACTTAAACCAGGACACTACCTTACATAATATCCCTGCAAACTAGATTTATTAGTTTTCCATAATTGCCGACATTAGTCGAACACGGGTTCACTCCTTTATACGTTAGAGTGAAATATAAAATGTGCAGATACATCTACCCATATTCAATATAACACACTAATTCTATTTTGTAAATACCTTTCTTCCATACACATACTCAGGTTTAATTAATACTTTCCCTTTTCTTGTCCTCTTCCCACTATGTTCTCTCTCAAAACATCTTAGTATATCGTCTATTCTCTTTAAACTCTCTTTATCTAGCCTTCCTATTGCTTTCTCGTCTATTATCTCCTGTGTTATAGATAAAAACATCTCTAGATCCATTCTCTCTACTATGTGAAGATATGGGTGGCTCGTTTTCCCATTTAGCACTGCTCCATTTTCTATTGTTTCAGCTCCTCCCATTCTTCTTGGTATTATCAGATGATGATAACTCGCATTATTTTTGCTAAATACATACCCCATCATATCTATGCTTTTTAAATTGTACTTCTCTATCATTATATTCGTTATTCTTTTCACTCTCTTTTTTCTCCCTAGTTTTAGTATATCACTTATTCCTTTTTGGGCAAATTGAGTTTTTTTTATCGGAATATTTGGGAGGGAGTAACCATTCCAAAAGGTGATTAATTCTAGTGGGTGGGGGTATGTGCTAGGGACTTCGTACATTTGTTCGATATTTTGAAAATGCTTGTTTGTTCGTACATATGTTTGATTATTCAACTTTCGTTATTTTATCAATAACAAAAATAAAAAATATTTGTTCGTACATTTGTTCGATTATTCAACTAAAGTTTTCCATCATTATATTATTATTAATTATTAATATTATTTAATACTTAGTAAATACTTTAATTAATAAATAATATATATATATTTATATTAATAAATAGTAAAAAAGAAGATAGATTAAGAATAGAACAAAAAAGAAAGA